ATTTCCAAATCTTTATCTGAATCTTCTTCAAGTTCAATTTCTAGATCTAAATCTTCTGTAATATTATTTTCAGACATATTTGAGTCCTTTTGTTTTGTCATTTTATTTGATGATTTTCTTGGGTGCCCGCTAGGCAACAAGTCATTATCTTGTTTGTATTTAGAATTTGAAGGCCTACCACTTCTTACTAACTTCAAGAATGCATTTACTCTTGCTACTCCCCAACCAGACCTAGACATTCCTGGACGGTGTGTGGTTGAGAAAGCACCTGCACCTCTACGATAAACAGCCTTTAGCATTCCAAGAGTAACTCTTTTACCTGCTTCTTTACCATATTTCTTATTGTGAGAAGAAACTTTTTCTTTTAAAGATTCTAATACTGATCCAACTTCAATTTTTGAATTAGCTTTAGAAGCTGACCCTTCTGCATTCTTTTTTGAACCTTTAATTCTTTCTGAAGGCTTAGCGGGAGTTTTTGCTCCTTTGCCTTTTGGTGATGACCTTTCTGCATCTAGATCAAAATCACCAATCATCATTTCTTCTAATTCAGAATCATTAGCAGCACTAATTTTTACTGCCCAATCAATACCAGAAGTTCCTCCCCAACCAAGCCAAGCTACATATCCACGGTCTTTCCATGGCTCTGATTTATATTCAGGAGCAACAACTGCATTTTTTCTGTGTCGATTGAAAGCAGCCATTCTTTTGACTGTTGAGAGCCCAATTTCGCTCTTAGTGGCTAACTGTCTGGCTCTTGCCCAACCAACAGGTGTCATACCTTTTACTTCTGAACCCTTTTCTTTTTTCCAATTAAGAACTTTTTGAGCGTTACCTTTTGCACCTGCAGGAACTTTAAACATTTTTTCATCATTTAATTCTTCTGCAAATTCATCTAGCTCTGTTTCAAACATTTCAAAATCTAAAGAATCTTTACGCATACTACCTGAGTACTTAACTTTAATAACCATAGTCTCTCCATCGCCTCTTTGAGTGATATAAGTTTCACCCTGCTCATGGAGTTCCATCATTGCTTTTTCAGAAATACTCATTTCATGATCGTATTTCTTTTCTACTTTTTCTTTGGGCTTTTCTTCTTTTTCATTGGTTTCTTTACTGTAGGCATCGATTTGCTCGGTTGTTTGTAAGCCATCTTCTTTTCTCCATTCTTGAATTAATGAATCACTCATAATAAGCTCGTAAGGTATATCTTTTTTGTCTTGCTGTTCAATATTTAAAGAGTCTGAAATTTCCATGGAAACTACTTGAGAAAGATCATCTGCAGGCGTATTCACTACAGACCCCTCAAGTACAATAAAGTCTCCTGTAATAAAGACACAAGTTTCTCCATCATAATTTTGGCCGTGTCGGTGTTCGCACATTCCATCCATAGCCCAGTCTGTTTCGCAAATAGAGCATACATGCCTATCTGTAGTTGACCCAGCAGAGAAAGTAATATAACGCCCATCCATAAACTTTCTAATAGCATCTTCATCTGTAATATTTGCTTGAACACGCATACGCCCAAGACCTGGCCATCTTTTATTTTGAATAAGGCCATTCTTTTTCATTACAGAATAAATTTCTCCTGGTTCATCTCTAATAAAAGCATTTCTAATATCTAGTACTTGATCTGCAGCTCCAAAAAAACCAATAGCATCTTCGTAAAGATCTTCCCATTGACCACCAATAAAGCGACCAATAGGCTCACTGCTTTGATCATGGTTTTTTAAAATTGGCTTTGGATAAGGAGAAACCAAAGATTCAATTCCTCTTTGCTGACCCTTAGTAGAATAAATTCGGTTATTAATCTTTCTTCCCGAATGAGAAAGATCATAAGTTACAATAAGACCTTTTCCCTTACTATAAGCAGAGTTCAAAAGATTGTCTGTCATGACAATCTTTTCTTGCTTATCAAGAGTTAAAATCTTTTTGTCTGGGTTTATTTGTATGAAATCATTGTATTTAATAATCTTAGACATAAAAAGCCTTTTTATTGTAAGTTAAAGTATTAATTAATTTAATTAGCTTTTTCAAGCGTTTCTAATAAGTCTAAGATTTTTTTACCTTCTTTTATTTCAAAAAACAATCTTTCTGTATCATTAGAAAATTTAGGACTTGTTCTTACTCCTGTTTGATTTTCTGGCCTTGCTATATTGTTTGAAGTGTTTTTAGGACCACTAGGCATTGACAATTCCCTGCCAGGAAGGTTCTTTTTTTCGTTATTATTGTTTTTTTCAATTTCTTCTTTTTTAATATTAGAAGAAGGAGATTCTGCTAAAGCTGCAGAGGCAGGAGCAAAAGCAGACATACTTTTAATCAACGCCAAAGGTTCAGTATAAAGTTTATAATTAGTTTTATCTTGAAAACTTTCGTCTGTTGGCTGCTCACCAAGTCGTTTTCTTGCTTCTTGCTCAGAGATAAGATTATTAAGCCAAAGTTGAATTGTTTGGTTTTCTTCTTTTGATTTCTCTTCTTTATCTACTGATCCAAATTTAATGTAAACCATTTTGTCTGTATCAAATAAAGAATCCTTATATCCGCCTTCCAAAAGAAGCTCTCCTATTACATAAGTTTCAATAAATACTTTTACTCTTTCTTGAAGTGCTTCAACGCTTTGGATAGCTATTTTAGATAATGTATTTGCAGTACTTCTATTTGCTGAATCAGCTTCTCCCATATCCATAGGAGATACACCCAATCCAGCAAATACTCTCTTCTTAAAATACTCTAAATAATCATCTATTTTTAACGCTTTTCCTTCACTTCCAATAGCTTCTATGTTGTGCCTATGGTCTGAAACAAAAATGCCACCAGAAGGCATATACTCTATTGTTTGGCGTACAAGATCAGATTCTTTAATACCATCAGGGCCATATCTTTCAGGCATTACATCGTTACCTACTTTGTAATGAAATAATGGATGTAAATTTGCATCAATCATATTTTCGATTGATTCTTCTAAACGTCGTAAAAGAGATAAGTCTTCTAGTACTGGAAGTATCTCTGGAGTTCCCATTGTAAATCCAGGTTTTTTATTATTATAAAAATGAATTACATCTTTAGGATCGAATTCTCTCCAACCGCCAGTGTTAGGTTGCTCTTGCATTATTTTTTTAAGCTCGCCGTTCTTTTTTACTTTAAACCATAAGGTCTCAAAAGGAAGTACATAATATCCAGCAATAGGATCTACTTGCTTTCCATTTAGCATTCTTACTTTTCCAGTAGAAGCATCTTTATTTCTTACTTTTACCCAAGCGTGATTAGAATACCTAACAAGATCATGAGCAAGGTCTGCCATTAATAAATCAAATGGCTGTCCAGACGTATATTCGATTTCTTTAATTCTTCGTTTAACATAATTTACTCGTTCTTTATCATTTCCTACAAATTCCCACCCTGCCAAAACAAAACGCTCTACTTTTTTTTGAATTGCTTTATATAAAAAAGAATCAGTATCTTGAGCTATTTGAATTTCAGTAAGATCATATTCTGGTTTAAACCAATTCCCTCTATGTCTATCTGCGTAAGACATAGATCGGCTGCTTACTTTCTTTACTCTTGCTCCAGAAACAGCTTCTCCTAGAAGGGCTACATTCCTATTATCTACTAAACTAATTTCTTTTTTATCTGCTAAAGCTTTGAGAGCTTTATTTATTGTATTTAATCTCATTTTCTAACCTTTTGGAATATATTTAATTTCTGGATTTGCTATTATTTTTTCTTTTTTTTCTGCAATTTTGGTATCAATAAAATCTTCTTCTATAAATCTATATGTATTGTATAGCCCGTATCTTAATATGTCGTATTCTTCTAATTTGAATGTTGTTGGCCATTCAATATTTTCACCGGCTAGTCTTATTGGAGACAAAGAGCTTTTATAATCTCTTGTATCGCCTTCATAAACTTTTATACTTATTTTTAAATCTTCTTCTATGAGAAAATCAAAACTGTCTTCATTTACGTAATTCTCTGGATAAAAGAAAATTTCGTTACTTTCTGCAAGCATCATATGTCCACCAATACTAGTTCTACCAGTATTTACTATTAAAATATTTCCTCTTGTTATATATTTTTGTAATATATTTCTTGTTTTTTCTTTTAGTTGATTGTATTTTTCTTCTTTTTCTTCTTCTTTAAAAGAATCTATTTTTTTATATTCTTTAATATAATTCTCAAAAAAACTACCATCAATATTTATAGATTTAAAATCTAAATCTCTTTTTGTGTTTCTGAAATGCCTTATAAATTTAAGAGTACTTGCAAAATGTTTTTTTCTTATATTTTCTTTTAAAAGATTTTTAAATGTTTCTCCAATCGAAACAGCACACCAAAGAAATTTTTCTAACACAACTATTCCAACGCCAGTTACTTCTGATTCAAGTATTTTTATATTGTTTTTATAATATTTTAACGAACTATTGTTTTTAATTATTTCTTCCAATATTGTTTTTGACTCAAGTACCTTGTCGTAAGCTTCTTGACTTGTTCCGTAAAAAAAATAATTTTTATCTCCAATTATTCTTTTTTTTTCTCCTTCTCCAAATTTATTTCCAAGACCACTCCAGTAGAATATGTCTGTTAAGTCATAGTAAAATCCTTTTTCATCTTTTTTAACAATATCATCTTGAGTATAGTTTTCATATTTTTCTTCGTCTTCTAAATAGTAAAGAGTTGTCGCGATATCTTTTTGCGCTAACGTTTTGGCTTGTTCAATCGCTTCTTCAAAAAGAAGATCTACGGCTGTTTTTTCTTCAACTTGCCTTTTTTCGCTTATAAATATTTCTTTTATTGTTGATGAATCAAAATCTAAATTTTCTTTTAAAAATAGATCTATTGTTATTTCTACTTCTTCACCGAATTCATTAAAAACATCAATTGTTGCTTGTATTTTTGCAGCTAAATCTATTTCTTTTTTTATATTTAAGTATAGTTTTTTTGTACTTATTATAAAACGTTTCAATATTCCGTCTACATTTAAAAATAAAAGACTACCTTTTTTAAAT